TTCTATTCATCTCCAGGTGTTACTGGTGTCGGTACAAATCAACCTGGTAGATATCTAACACCACCACAAATCGTTAACGTGAAGATGGTGTTTACTGGTGGCTCTAATGGTATTGCTGGTGCAGTTATCAATCAATTTCAAAGCGCATTGAACAATGTAGGTCTTGGATTCTTAGGTAAAAGTCAAAGCATTACAAACACAGTTAACTCAGGAAAACCAGCAAAAGTATTCAATATTAAAGAGTGTGTCATCACAAACGTAGGAGTAGATTATGCACCTAACGGGTGGGCCGCATTTGAAGATGGTTATCCAGTACAAACAACTATGACAGTTGACTTACGTGAAACACAAATTTTCACAAAAGAAGATGTTCAGAACTCAGTTGTTGCATCCAATTATAATGATTTTGAAAATCAACAAGCATTAGATAGCTTGGTAAATCAACTTCAATCCAAATCTAACGAAGCGGAAAGTATTCGTCAAGATTTAAACAAATCTCTTTCATAGTAAATGAAATACTTTAATACGCTACCTAAAACAACAGTTGCCGATCCTAATAATAAAAATATTGAGATTGGGGTTGACCTTACTGCGAGAGCATCATTGTTACCTGCATTGTCTTTGCAACCAATGTTGTTCTATCAATACACCGTACAAGAACAAGATTTACCGGAAAATATTGCTTATAAGTATTATGGGGATCAGTATAGATACTGGTTGGTATTCTATGCAAACAACATTATGGACCCTAAAGGTGATTGGCCTCTAACGAATAGAGACTTTCAAGCATACTTAAAAGACAAATACAGTGCATTAGCAACTGCAAATAATCAAACAGTAAATGCCTATTGTCAATCAACGATTCATGCATATGAGAAAATTATCACTACATATGATAGCCTTTCGATGCAAACGTCAGTTAAGACTGTGCAAATCGATGCACCTACATATGCAAATACACAAATTACAACTTCTACCGCAACGTTTCCCAGTTCAAATGTGACTTATTCGGTAACTAAAAATATTGTTTATGTTATTGATTATGAGACACAACTAAATGAATCTAAGAGAAACATTAATCTTATCAATAAAAATTACGTCACTGATATTGAAAGTCAATTCGTTTCGTTAATGAGTTCATAATATGGCAGATAATTTGAATCAAGTTAAGTTCATAACGGACTATGAATTAGTCTTTGTAAACATCTTAACTGGTGGCTTAACGTATCCAATCACACTTAAAGAGAATTTAAGAGAGTTGAATTACTATGAAGACATTTATAGTAGCACAATCTATGGTGAATTGGTATTGTTTGATGCTACTAATATGATTTCAAATTTAAGACTGAACGGTACAGAATTCATAGAGTTTAAGATTAGAAAAACAAGAAACGACAATGACTTTGTGCAAAGAGTTTTTAGAGTATATAAAATTGGTAATCGTCTAACAGATTACGCAAAGAATCAAGAAGCCTTTGTGGTATACTTCTGCTCAGAAGAAATGATGCTTTCAGAGAAGTATAGAATATCGAAGTCGTATAAAAATGCACAGATTAGTGACATTGTAGAAGATGTTCTTATTAATTATTTGAAACTGACACCAAAATCTGATAAGACAACAACGCAAAGAACAAAGGGCTATCAGATTGAACCCACAACTGGTCTCTATGATTTTATTTTACCGAATAAAAAGATACTAGAAACTATACATTGGTTGACAATATATTCTAGACCAATTACAAATCCTGGTGCTGATTTTGTTTTCTACGAAAATAGTTCAGGATACAATTTTGTTTCTTTACAGACATTGTTTAGCAAACAAACCCCATTTAAATCCTACGTCTTTAATCCTAACAATATCACACCAGAACTATATGCACAATCGGTAAACGTTACTGGTTTTGAAGTTATTAAATTCTTTGATACATTAGCGGCTACTTCTGATGGTACATTTACGAATCGTTTGATATCTATTGACCCGTTAACTAGAACGTATAATATTACCGATTTCATGTATGATGACTATTTGCAGTCGGCAAAATTATTAAATAAAGCACCGGTAACTACATCGATGCAAAATCGTTGGGGTGATACAATATATCACGGCCCCGCTGATACAAGACTAGAATCTGGTGCTTTAAGAATAGCCGCAGGTAATGCGTTAGAGAAACAGATTGTAATGGATCCTGATTCAGTTGCAAACGATATTAAGATTGAAGACTTTGTACCAAATAGAGTTGCACAGTTAGGTTTAATGAACTATATGAAGATTAAACTTACTATACCTGGTGATACACAAATTACAGTAGGTATTCTTCTTAACTTTACTGCTTTTGATTTGAAGCCAACAGTGTACTCTAATGCAGACGGTCAAAGTTCAAAATCACCAGACTTATTCTATTCCGGCAATTATCTTGTGACTGCTGTAAGACACATTATGAAGAATACAGAAATGACTACAGTAATTGAAATGGTTAAAGATAGTTTCGGTACAGATTCTAGTGCATATCTACCATCAATACCCGCAACTGGTTCTGGTGGCTTTTATAATGCAATTAATGGGATTCAATAATGACTCAGCGTAATAATTTTTTTGGATTAAGTGGTTTTGTATGGTGGGTTGGTGTTGTTGTACGTAATGACGATCCTAATATTGCTCATCGTGTTCAAGTGAGAATCTTTGGTTGGCATACAAACAATACACAAATGTTACCTGATTCAGATTTGCCTTGGGCTCATCCATTACTGCCTATAAATAACTCAAAATCAGTTGAATTACCTGATGTAGGAGAATGGGTTGTAGGATTCTTTATGGATGGCGAATCAGGTCAATTCCCAATCGTAATGGGTGTCCTACCTAAAACTGCTACAGACCTTGGAGTATAAAATGGCAGATTTAAATATAAACACAGCACAAACAATCGGTACAATAAATGTACCCGGACAAGCAGATTATGTTTTAGCAGACAATAATACTGCACAACCAATAACGCAAGTAGTTGAAGTTGTTGTATCTGAACTTGATATGGCATTAAATGCACTAGGTGTTGCAGGTAATGCAGTAGCATCAGAAACACCAGATGTTTCAACTACGACAGCACCGAATAATACTAATGCAAATATTGCACAAAAAACAGATGCATCACAGACGATACCACCAACAGGTGCGGGTGTAACTGCTGGTACGGCAATTTCAAATGCAAATATGAACACCGTTCATGTGTGTGATGTTTGCGGTTCTATTGGCATGGGTATTGCTCAAGCAAGAATGGAAATAATGCAAGCGTTGAAAGCACTACGACAAGAAGTTCTTGATGCTTTAGGTCTTGGTGATGCAGAAGCACAAGCAAAAGCACTCAAAGCACAAGTTGCTATGTTTAAGAAAGCAATTAAAGCAGTACAGGATTTTATTCAGACTGTTGAAAATTATTTGAAAATGCTAGAAACTCTCATTAAAGTATTAGAAAATTACATTACTGCTCTGATTAAATCTGGCTTGAAAGAATTGGTATCACAATTTCAACAATGTCTTTCAGATGCGAAAGCAAGTTATGCGGCTGGTGTTGCACAACAACAATCTGCAATGTCTTCACAATAGGATAAATTATGACAACACCTGATAGTTCATGGACAGAACCGTTTTCGACAGCAAAACCTCAGTATCCATATAATAATGCAAGACAAACTAGAAGCGGTCATCTATTTGAATTAGACGATACTCCTGGTGCTGAAAGAGTTCGCTTACAACACGGTACTTCGAACAATTTCATTGAAATGCAGGCTGATGGTACTGGTATCTTTAAGGTTTTCGGTAATAATTATCAGATTACAATGGCAAACAATAATGTCTACATAGGTGGACAATGTAATATTACCATTGTAGGACCTTCAGTTTTACATGTACAAGGTGATTCTTATATTCAAGTTGACGGAAATGTTTACCAGAATGTATCAGGTGATTCTATTACAAATACAGGAGGTGATGCTGAGATTATTGCTTCTGGTGATGTAGATATCACATCTCAAGGAACTTTGACACTTTCAGGTGAAACAGTCAATATCAATTCAGATTTGAACGTCAATGGTAGTCTTTCTACGATGGGTTCTTCGTTCTCTACTGGTAGTATTACAACTCTTGGTGCGATTGCGGCTGGTGTAAATGCATTGAATCCTGCACTGGTTGCAGGTAATATCTATGATAACCTAGCATCTTTAAATGAATTAAGAGAAACATATAATATACACGTACACGAAGTTATATCTTTGGGTGCACCGACAGCAACACCATTACCAATAGATCCACTTCTACCAGGCACATAAATAGAAAATGGCAAGTACAATATTTTACTCAGATTTAGATTTACGTTTCCTTCCCAATCCGGTGACGGGTGATGTATCTATGAGTTATAATGAACAAGCAGTCATACGTTCAATTCAAAATCTTTTGTATACTAGACCATACGAAAGATTATTCGACCCAACAATCGGTAGCGGACTACCAGCATTATTATTTGAACCAGTTTCACCATTGACCGCTAGTAGTATTGAAGATGAGATTATAAGGCTCATCAATAATTATGAACCAAGAGCATCAATTTATCAGCTAAATGTGACTGCACAAGCAGACCAAAATAATTTTTCAGTCAGTCTCTATGTTTTTATTGGTAATAATACAACACCGACTGCTATCAATCTCTTACTTCAAAGGAATAGATAATATGAAGCCCACATATCTTTATATTAATTCACAGGGGAATAATCTTGGCGGGTGCTAATTCTAACATTCAATTGTCTTCTCTTGATTTTAATTCAATCAAGCAGAATTTCATTACATATTTAAAAAGTCAATCACAATTTACTGATTACAATTTTGAAGGTTCTGCTATTGACACACTATTGGATGTCTTTGCATACAACACACAATACAATTCATTCTACCTTAATATGGTAGCCAATGAAATGTTCTTAGATTCTGCGGTACAAAGACGTTCTGTAGTTTCTCATGCTAAGTTGTTAGATTATACACCACACTCTTCAATTTGTCCTGTTGCTTATGTGAACGTTCAATTCACTGGTGTTTCTGCACCAACAGTTACGTTACCAGCATACTCCACGTTCCTTTCAGAGCAAATCAATGGTGTTAACTATGTTTTTACGAACATCGTACCATACACAGCAACAACAAATCTGATTACAAATGTGTGTACATTTTCTAATGTTGCAATCTTTCAAGGTGTAACTGCATCGTATTCATTTACTGTAGATTCGACTTCTAATCCAACATATACATTTGAGTTACCAGACTCTACGATTGATACAACAACACTACAAGTAGTCGTACAACAATCTACATCTAATTCATCAATTCAAATCTTTAATCCTGCCGCTAATAGTTTGTACTTAGATGGTACATCACAGGTATATTTTATTAATGAATCATTAAACGGTAACTATGATATATCATTTGGTGATGGTGTCTTAGGTAAACAATTAACAGACGGTAATATTGTTATTGTTTCTTACCTATCAACTCAAGGTACTTCTGCCGCTGGTGCAAATAGTTTTGTGATGATGACCTCAGTTAGTGGTTACAATAATAAAGTTACTGGTTATCTACCAGCAACAACAGGTGCTAATAAAGAAACAATAGCATCTATTAAATACCAAGCACCTAAAGCATATGCCGCTCAAGGTCGTGCAGTAACTAAAGACGACTATATTACAGCAATTCAACAAAATACATTGTTCGGATTTGATGCTGTCAATGTTTGGGGTGGACAAGAGAACGATCCACCAGTATACGGACAAGTGTTTGTTTGTTTAAAGCCTATCGGTTCTTATACATTAACACAAACACAGAAACAAAAGATTATAGACCAAGTCTTAAAACCGGTTTCATTGATGACAGTTGTACCAACAATTGTGGATCCTGATTACAATTTTATTAAGATTAGTGCTAATGTGTTTTATAACTCAACACAAACAACATTTACACCATCTCAAATAGCGACTACAGTATTCAATTCTGTAACTAATTTTGCCACAACAACATTAAACACATTCAATTCGACATTCTCTGGTTCTGAATTGATTGGTACAATT